AACAATGAAACCATCAGATTTTAAAAAAATTATTAAAGAGGCAGTAAAGGAAGCTATTCAAGAAGAATTAAAAGATATTCTATTGGAAGCAGTTCGTTCTCCTAAAACAGTTGTAACAGAATCTATAAGAGATACTTATGCACAACCACACATTGAAAAACCTAAAAAACTTACCCCTGCTGAAAGACAAGCTATGTTTGGAGGTATTTTAGAAGAAATGCAATACGGTGGAGCAGCAACTTCCCAATATGCAGGTAATTTCCAACCCAAATCAGTAGATCCTATTAATGGTACTTTACCTGAAGGAAGTGTTGGATTAGATCAAATAATGGCTTTAATGAATAAATAATGGCTTTTGGAGCAAAGAAAATATTTCCCTTAGATACTAAACCAAGTGTTGGTATAGGAATATCTTTACCTTTTAATGCTCCTGGCGTATTTAGAACAACTTACACTACTCAAGAATCTATTAAATATAATTTAATTAATTTCTTTTTAACTAACCAACCCGAAAGATATTTAAACCCTTTATTTGGAGGAAATTTAAGAAGATTTGTATTTGAACAAATTACTCAAGGTAATTTAAATTTATTAAATCAAAATCTCCAAGAATCTTTAAATCAATTTTTTCCCAATATTGTTATAGAAGCTTTAAATATAATTCCTAAAGAAGATATTAATCAAGTAGATATAGTTTTAAAATATTCAATAAAAGATACAGGAATTGAAGACAACATACAAGTAACATTTACATAATGGCTATTAGAAGAAACATACAGTACATAAATAAAGATTTTACTGAATTAAGAGCTAGCTTAATTGATTATGCTAGAACCTATTTCCCAACAACTTACAATGACTTCAGTCCAGCTTCTCCTGGTATGATGTTTATGGAAATGGCTGCTTATGTAGGTGATGTATTATCCTTTTACATGGATAATCAAATTCAAGAAACATTTTTACAATATGCTAGACAAACAAATAATTTGTATGAATTAGCTTATATGTTTGGATATAAACCAAATGTAACTCAAGTAGCCACAGCCGATATAAATTTTTATCAACAAGTTCCTGCAAAACTTTCTGGTTCACAATATGTTCCTGATTTTGATTATGCTTTATATATTGAACCCAATTCAACAGTAACCCAAACTTTATCAAATGCTGTAACTTTTTTAATTGAAGATCCTATAGATTTTTCAGTATCAAGTTCTTCAGACCCAACCGAGGTTACAGTTTATGAAATATCAGGAACTGATCCTACTTATTTCCTTCTAAAAAAAGTAAGAAAATCAATTTCTGCAACTATTAATACAACTCAATTTTCATTTGGATTACCAACACAATTTTCAACTGTTGAAATTAATTCTGATAAAATAGTAGGTATATTAGATATTATTGATGATAATACTGGAGATAAATGGTATGAAGTAGATTATTTAGGTCAAGAAATGGTATTTAATTCTATAAAAAATACTAATGTTAATGACCCTAACTTATCCCAATATTCTGGTGATACTCCTTATTTATTAAAATTAGAAAAAATACAGCGTAGATTCACTACTCGTTTCCTAGACTCAGGATCTTTACAAATTCAATTTGGGGCAGGTACCTCTGCTGATACTGATGAAGAAATAATTCCAAATCCAAATAATGTAGGATTAGGCTTACCTTTTGAACAAGACAAATTAACTACAGCTTACGCCCCAGATAATTTCTTATTTACAAAAACATATGGTATTGCACCTTCTAATACAACTTTAACAGTTAGATATTTAACAGGTGGGGGGGTTATATCGAATGTACCAGCTAATACTTTAATTCAGTTTACTGGAACTGCTAGATTTTTAAACTCAAATCTTCCAACTAATACAGCTAATTATGTGTTTTCTAGTTTAGGAGTATTAAATCCTGAAGCAGCAGATGGAGGAGGAGATGGTGATTCAATAGAAGAAATAAGACAAAACTCATCAGCAAATTTTGCAACTCAATTACGTAACGTAACACAAAATGATTATTTAGTTAGAGCTTTATCCATGCCTAGTAGATATGGAGTAGTTTCTAAAGCATATATTGAACCTACAAAAGCTCAATCTATATCAGCAGGTGAATCTCAATCCGTTTTGGATTTATACATTTTAACATATAATACAAATAAACAGTTAGATATAGCTTCTTCTGCATTAAAACAAAATGTTAGTACTTATTTATCCCAATACAGAATGGTAAATGATTCTGTTAATATTAAAGACGGATTTATTATTAATATCGGAGTTAATTTTGATGTAATAATTTTACCTAATTACAATAGTAATGAAATATTATCTAAATGTATTTTAGCATTACAAGATTACTTCGCAATAGATAAATGGCAAATCAATCAACCAATTGTTTTGAGAGATATTTACATATTACTTGATGCTATTGAAGGAGTTCAAACTGTTAAAAATATTGAAATAACTAATTTAGTAGGAGAATCTTTAGGATACAGTAAATATGCTTATGATATAAAAGCAGCTACTGCTGCTAATGTTATTTACCCATCATTAGATCCTTCGATATTTGAAGTTAAGTACCCAAATCAAAATATTCAAGGAAGAGTAGTACCCTTATAATTAAAATAAAATGGCAGTATATAAAATATTCCCAACACAAGACGCAACCTTATATTCTCTATTCCCCCAAATGAACACGGGATTAGATGAGATAATAGAAGCTACTCTTACAACATTTGCTTATTCTGATCCTAACCCTCAAGCAAGTAGATTTTTAATTCAATTTTCCGAAGATGAAATTGATGATGTTTTACAAAATAAAATAGGAATCACAGGTTCATCTCAATTATTAAATAATAATTTATGGAGAGCTAATTTGCAATGTTTTGTAGCTACTGTAACCGGATTAAATAAAGATACAACTGTTGAGTGTTATCCTGTTGCTGGTGGATGGGGTATGGGTACTGGAAGATATTTAGATGATCCTATTTCAACAGATGGAACTAGTTGGTATTGGCAAAATTATTCTGGTAGTACTTTATGGCCTACTACGTATGCCTCTTTACCCAATAGAACAGGTTCATATACTGGTTCTGGTACTTCCCAAGCAACCAATGCTTATGCAGGTGGAGGAGTATGGTGGACTGGTTCTAATGTTTCTTATTTTAATTCAAATACTTATCCTATTAGTGCTTCTGTAACTTTTGGTTTTTATGAAAATAAAGATCTTAATTTTAACATAACAAACGCTATAAGAGCTAGATATACAGGAGCTATTTCTGCTGATGGGTTTATTATTAAACAAGAAACTGAATTTATTTATAATAAAGATATTCAACCTGAATTAAAATATTTTTCAAGAGATACTAACACAATTTACCCTCCAGCTTTACAATTTAGTTGGAGAGATTATTCATTTAATACAGGTTCATCAACACAAACCATACTAAATACCCTTCCAGCCACAATAAATTTAGCACAAAATCCTGGAGTATTTTTTAGTCAAAGTGTAAATAGATTTAGATTAAATGCTAGACCTGAATTTCCAATTCAGTTATGGACAACAAGCTCTGTTTATTTAAATAATTTTTATTTACCTACATCATCTTATTACGCTATTAAAGATTTAGAAACAAATGAATTTGTAGTTGAGTTTGATAACTTATTTACTCAAATAAGTGCTGATAGTGAAAGTAGCTATTTTGATGTTTACATGAATGGATTAGAACCTGAAAGATACTATGCTATTTTAATTAAGTCTAACATAGCAGGTACTACTCAAGTATTTGATAATCAATATTACTTTAAAGTAATTAACGGATAATGGAAATTATAACACTAACAAATACTATATATAATAAAAATCAATACCAAAAGGTAATTGATACTTCTTTCTCACAGCTATCGCAACCTCCAACTACTGCTTCTGTTGTTATTCCTACTATTTCCGTAGCTGAATTTTTTCAAAATTACCAACAGATATTCTTTCAAATACCTAAATTTGGAGAAGTAAATTCTCATGAGTACCTTATAAAAACAAGTCAAGAATATATTGGAAATTCTAATAGTATAAATGACGACACAATTCAAGCTTTAATTGATGAAATTACTCAATTAAGACAAGAAAATTTAGATTTACAACAACAATTAACTACTGGAAGTTTATAAGATGTCTGAAAATATTAAAATACAAGTAATAAACCCAAATAATTTTGAGTTTCAAGAATATTCTTCAAATGACTTAAATTTAATTTCTGCTCAAGACGTAGAAGTTTCTTTTAATCCTAGTGATGATTATATTGAATATTATGTTTATGATTTAAGTGGTTCTATATTAGTATCAAACATATTTGGATTCCCAAATTACAAACTAATAAACAACCAGGTATCAATAGATCCAGTAACAGATTTAGCTTCTTTTGGATATGAACAAGGTTCTTATAATACCTTATATAATTTTTTAAAACGAAAGTTAGGTTCAAATCCTGTATCTACATACTATATTGATGAGATAAGTGCTGATAGAACAGAAATAAGACTAAATACAACAGAAATTTTAGATGCAGATGTTATAACTTTAACAAATGAATTTATAACAGAAATCCAAAATTCAGCCTTTAGTTATATTGATTTCTATTTAAATTTTGGTGATAACCAATTAATTATTGCCAATAATATTTTATTAGATGATACTAATCCTAGTGATCCTACTATATTAATAAAGTTATATGAACCTTTACCATCTCAATTTGATTTAAAAAATGCTTGTTGGGTAGTACAACAAATAGCTTCCCCTTTAGCTTATAATATTTCAATTACTCCTACGTTTAATGTTGAAGATGACAATGTTTATTTAAAAAGTCCTAATTTTAATTTAGCTATCCAAAACCAAATTAATAATTCTACTGATTATGCTAATTATAAAACACTATCATCAACAACATCCTCTTTATCATCAGGAACAGGTAGCTTAAATTATCAATTAAATAATATATTAGCCCAAACAGGAATAACAATTAATATTGATTATTCAGATTATTCTAATTTTATACATTTTTCATCTGCTCAAACTAGATTAGAAAATTTTTACTACAAATTATCTTTATTAGAAGAATATACTTATAGTGCTAGTTTATCTTCTGGTTCTTCAAGCGGTTCTTATTATGTTTCTTCAAGTAATGTAATATGGGAATCTAAGATAAATGAAATCATTACTACTTTTGATTCCTATGAATATTATCTATATTATTCATCAGGTTCAACATCTTGGCCTAAAACAAATTCTAACCCTCCTTATACAAATGTTCCAACAACATCAACCCAAGGACAAAACTGGTTTATTACACAATCCGTAATTGCCGAAGAATATGATTTAGAAAATAACAATGCTTTAGTTTTAGCTATTCCTTCCTATATTATAGAAGATACAGATAATTTACAATTTGAATTATTTGTTGAAATGGTGGGTCAAATGTTTGATAATGTTTTTGTATATTTACAAGGTATTACAGATAAATACAGTGCTGACAACAGACTAACATATGGTGTTTCAAAAGATTTAGTAGCTGATATTTTAAAAGATATGGGTATTACCCTATATCAAAATAATTTCTCTTCAAATGATGTATATCAAGCATTAATCGGTATTACCCCGTCTGGTAGTTTATATAATTTACCTTATACAACAACACAATATCCTGTGCCAACAGGTTCTTTTCTTGAATATATAACAACATATGTAACTGCTTCTTCAACATCTTCTTTAGCCCCTACAGATGATATTAATAAAGAACAATACAAAAGAATATATCATAATTTACCTTTATTATTAAAGAAAAAAGGTTCTGTAGCAGGTGTAAGAGATTTAATTACTACTTTTGGTTGTTGAATTTAGATTTAAAACCACAGGACTACCTACAAATACAGGATATTATTCTCAAAGTTTATGGTCAACAGATAGTGGAGTTACTATAAGATTAAGATATACTGGTTCTGGATATACAACCGCTTCTTACAATGGTGGTCCTATAAATCCTTATTATCAATATGCTCATTTAGATTTTATTCCTAATATAGCTACTTCTAGTATATCATCAAGTATTTATTTACCTTTTTATGATGGCGGTTGGTGGTCTATTTTAATTAACAAAACAGGAAGTAATTTTACATTATATGCTGGAAATAAAAACTACAAAGGTGAAGATGGAAATGTTGTAGGTTTCCAATCATCATCTTCTTTATCAGCTTCTTCTACTATTTGGGATAATAGTACATTATCTTATTTTGGTACCTCTTCTCTATCAGGAAAAATATTTTCTGGTTCATTCCAAGAAATTAGATATTATACTCAACCTCTATCCAAAAGTAATTTTGATGCTTATATAATGAATCCCTACTCAATAGAATTGAGTGAGTATTTAGCTTTTAGAGCTACTTTAGGAGGAGAATTATATACAGCATCGGTTTCTATTCATCCTAAAATAACAGGTTCTTGGATAGCTACTTCATCTTTTGCTTCTAACAGTATATTCTATACCAGTTCAGGTGGTGAATATATTCCTAATACTGAAGTATTTTATTTTGACCAAGTACCAGCAGGTATTCAAAATGCTATTTCAAATAAAATAAAACAACAAAATATTGTTTTACCATATAGTAGTAGTTATACAAATATACCAAACCCCAATGTTTTATCTCCATTCATTTCAGTCCAACAATTTCCAGCAATAAGTGCTAGTTATACTAGA